TTCCTCGGGAAAAACTCGAATTTGCCGTCTGGCGCCACCCTAAAATCGAAGCCTATGACACCTGCTTTATCCGCGCTTCCAGCAATGTATTTTAAAATGTCAAATACTGGTGTGTTTTCGTATTCTAAAAGTGTGTATGTCGTATCGGTATCTTCTATCAGTTCGGTTGTGTTACGGACATGACTGAGCCCAACATAATAGTCGATTATGTCTTTAACAATCGCCTCACCTTTCATATTTTCATAGGTTTTGGTGACAACCTTTCTGAAGAGACGTTCTCCCCAACAGCGTCCCAGAACACGCAACAAGTTTATTGGATTTCCTCTTAAATCGTGACCTGATAGATATAGCGTTTCTTCAACTCTTATAGTTGCGATTAAGGGGTAGTTGGCGCCTCTTCCGATGCTTATGCTACCGTCATCACCCACATTGATAGGATAGCTTCCGCCAGGGCTATACTTCTTATCAAAGTTTTTCAGTAAACAATTAAAACTTGAAACTTCACTCGTTGCGCCTAAGTGAACTTTCAAATCTAAAACATCGCTCTGAGGTGGCGTCACGGAACCGAAAACGACGGCGCAAACTGGCAGCTCTACGCTCAATATTCCACACCCTTGCGATACAGCTCTTCTTCTCCAGCACGCCGAATACTACGAGTATGAGTGGGCATTTCTGACACAGCAGCATTGTATTCTCGCACCGAAGCAGTTGCCGCGTTCATTTGAGAAGCAAAATGCCACATGGCAGCAGCCGCCGCAATGATTACAGCAATGCCGACTCCCGTGAGAGCTAAGAAAGTCGCATAGCTGATGTTCAAGGCGTTCTGAGCTGCTGTGGCGATCCATGTTGCAGCCGCGTAGATTTTCTGTGCGACTGCCACACCCCAGCTGGTTCGCATGAACATGCCCATAACCGAAACGACAGCCATAGCCGAATTGAAAACCTTGGCTTGTTCATCGTTCAGTAGACCCATTTGATGCGCAATGTGCCCTATTGCAACGCCTGTAGCGCCTAACCCAGCAAAAGCAGCCCCAAGACTTTTTATCCGCACCGACAAGGCTTCGGCATCGGTCTGTATGCGGCTAAACTGGGCACTCGCTCGGTTAACTGCGCTAACCGTGATAACAATTTCTCTGAATGCCATTAGAATCCAGCCTCTCTTTTTGCGTGTTCGATAGCCTCAGAGATTATGGCTTCAAGTTGAGGCAGATAACGCTGAATGGAAGGGTAGAGGTATGGTCTTGCTCGCATGTATCGTGTACCGAACTCCACGAACATAGCATATGTGGCTTCGGCTCCTATCTGTGCAACCCATCCTTGAATCTTGGCATAGATAGAGCTTCGCAGATGGCCTGTGCGAACTGGAACAATTCTTTTGGCTAAGGCTTTGACATCCGCAGCCCAGCTGACGAGCTGCCTATGCACATGTCTTTGCATTCCAGAGTCAAGCCTTTGCATGGCTGCTTTGAACTGCTCAACGCCTTCGATGTCGATGCTGACCTCAACGCCCACGCCACTTCGCCTCTTTCTCCAGCTTTTTGCGCTCTTCCTCCGTTTGCCTATCTAATTCGTTCAAAATCACGATGAACTGTTGGATTGTTTTGGCTGATTGTTTTTTGAGTTGGTTTGGTGTCCACCCGAATTCTTTGCATAGTCTGAAGTCTGTGATTGCTGGGTGTGGCTTTCCTCTTCTGATCGCTCCGATAAAAAACGCGTCTCCTCAACTGTGACTCCGCAAAGCCTATTGACAACCCGAGAGAACAACTCGCCTAAGCCTATAGGGATGCCATCGTCGTCACTGAGAAGTTTTTCAAGTGTTATAGGCTCAGTTTCTGGCTGTTCTTTAAGAGAAGCCCATATGGTCTCCGCTTGAACAGCTATATAGTCGCTACTTCGTACCTGACCTGTCACCGGGTGGTATTTTGTGTGTTTCTGGATTATTCGACTGCGCTTAGCCCATGTAATCTCTTCAAATACGTAGCGACCAGCGTACTGTTCTCCGAAGCGGTCGTCTAGCTCAACTACTTCCCTTCGCATTTTGAATCATCTCCATGATTGCTACTCGATTTTTCACTGCGGTGTTGATGTCTTCGAGCACAATGTCCTGCATCCACTTAGGCATCTTCAGGATGCGTTCTCCCAAGGTTTTCCAAGTCTTCATCCATTTCCTCCGCAAGTGAGCTTCTCGACCGAAACTTTCCAAAACCTTGACTTCGACAGCCACCTTGATCACCTCAGCTGATAGCGACTGTTTTAGCCACAAAAGCGGCTTTGACAGCCACCAGGTCCTCGATTCTCACAATGTTTCTGACGTTTTGCCATTTGCAGTTGCTAAAGACAGCCTTGTTTGTCCCGCCGAGCCCGAACTCTAAGCTGAACTCCGTGTCTGCCAGAACCTCGTCGTGTTCCTCTTTGCTTTCAAACTCAAACGTCAACTCGCCATAGCAATCTCTGTGACGCTCCTGCAGATACTTAAGAAGCTCTCCACTAGTGCTGCGGATAACGGGCACACGCCTTAAGTGGTTCTCTATGCTCCAGCTCCAGTCAGTAACTCGATCCAGCGTGGTTGCGCTCTTTTTAACATAACTTTCATTGAAGGCTACGGCGCCAGTGTAGTCCGCATAGGTGGCACCAGCAATCTTTGAGGTCCCAACTACTGCGTCTTGCCCCATCAACTCTATGCTTGGAACAGTTATGACAGCATTCTCGGTTTCAATGTCAGTCAGTTGCACTGTAACCTTGTCGATTTTCATGCCCTTAAAAACTAAGTCGATAAGGGAGACTCCTCGCTCATAGAATACTTCAATGCTTAAGCTGTTCAGCGTCTGAGCATGTTGAAGAAGGTTGATTGGTGCACTGCTGGGAATGAGATAGCCGAATTTCAATGTTGGTTTTCGCAAGCCCCTTTTGATTGTGTCCAAGTCTCTGTTGCCTATGCCTCGAAGCTTTAAGAGCCCGGGGTCGATGTTGTGTTCCACATCGAAGGCTGTTTTTAACCCAAGCATGTTTGGGTTAGTCGGTGTCTCACCATAGTTTGTTTCTTCCACGTAGTAGACTTTGGCTTCATGAGCTCCATACGCCATTTTCATTCACCTCTTTTATGTCTCGGGAATATCTTCAAACATCCATCCAGTGACCATGAATTCAGAATGCCAGAGAAACGGCTTAACAGAAGTTTCGTCTACATCGCGGTAGGTGCCAAACTTTACGTGAGTTATACCTTCAATGGTTAAGACGCACTCGACATAGTCGCAGTAAATTTCGGCGGAAATCACTCCATCGCTTGGGTTCAACGTTTTGGCTAAGAGATAGATATAGCCAACACCATCGGAACCCATGTCAATGTAATTCTCTATGTTGGAGGTCAACGTTATTGTTATAATTTCGTCTGCTCCATATCCAATTACAGGGTATTCCCATGCCAAAGTTTTATGATTCCAGGCATAGATTATAACGCCGCTTCCACCTGGAGCGACGCCGGTGCCCTCGAAGCTCAAATCAATTTGTTTCACGTTTCTTTCATGTGGGTCATATTTTGAGGTTTCGAGTTTGAACTGGAAGAGTATCATAGCGTATTCCATGCTTACGTTATGAGTTTTGGAGAAGCGGGCGTCATCGCTATACCACAACTTTACATATTCAGCGTCAGTCAACTCGGTCCAGTTTGCATCTCCTGGCGCTAATTCGCTTGCTGAGCCCCCATGGTAGGCTTTATGCGTCCCAGTGGCTTGCCCAACACCTACAAAATCATATGTGGTTTCATTTGGCTTTGTACGTTTCTCACGGATTATGCGAAGGATTTCCTCTCGAAGTTTTGAACGTAATCTATTCCCGTTGACTTGAGCTTTATCGACAACCCAGCAGTCAACTTTGAAGTTCAAGATTCGCTGTGAAAGGGAATGGCTAAGGTTTAAAGGCTTAATTGGGCTAGGTTGACGTAGTCCAACGGTGACTTGTCCATCATAATTTTTGAGCAGTTCCCTGTCGTACCATTCTCTGCTCACGTAAATCTTGGCTAAGCTGTCATCATCGTTTACAACTCGCATATTCGCTTTGAGTAGCCGCACAAGCGTGACAGCTGGGTCTTCAACTTCAAGCACCTAGGAGCCTCCTTAACGTGGCTCGGCGATACATAGTTTCGCCTTGAAAATCAAACTCTTGGACATCTAGAACCTCGTAGTCAACGCCTTTGCGTCGTATCTTGTCGTGATGTCTTATGGGCGCGAAAACATGAATGGTGAGGTAATCGTTGATTATGTATCCAGGTTCTATAATTACTTCTTCAATTCTTCCAGCAGAAACAAGGGCTTTGATGTCCACTGCTTCACCATAAGAAACTTTGTCCCCAGCTTCTCGGACAGGATATAAAATCACGTTCTCCCCTTTGGAACGCAAGATCTGAGTGAAGCGAGTTATGAGGTCCTCGTAGTTTAAGTATAGTAGAGAAAGCCAGGCAACTGTTGCCGTAGCCAGCTTGTTTTCCACAAAGCTATAATCATCGAATTTGACGCCCCAGTACATGAACTCGTTTTGGTGATTGTCGATAATTTTCATGCTGAACTCGAGGCTTGACTTGTCATGGTACTTGCGGATTTGCCAAAGGATTCCAGCGGTGACAGCATCGTAATAATCAGATGCTGGAAAACGGTTGACAACATCGATGTAGCCAGCCCAGCAGATGGCAGGGTTATAAGCTGTATACTGAGCACTAGCTCTGATGGTGTTAATGAAGTTGTAAACCTTTTGAACTGTTAGGCTCCATCCCTCGTAATCGTAAAGCCCAATCAAGGCATAAGCAAAGGGGTCATCGTAGATTTCGTTTTCATTTAATCCAACTCGATGCCATTGTCCATCTCCGCCTGGAGGAGGTCGATATTCAAGCCAGAGTTCCTCGAAGCCTGAACGCAGAAAATCAACGAGGTCAGACATCATGACTTCGTATGTGCTTTTGCTAGCTGGGTCCTCTTCAACCAACATTGCTAAGCCGATAAGCCCGTAGAGGTTCTCAATATCCATTTCTGGAAGCCAATTGTCGTTTATGTCGACAGCCCTTGCGAACCCGCCATAGTATTTGTCATGCACGGTTGGTATTGGCGGATGTTGCATATTGTAGAGAAAGGTTGCTCCAGCCAGCTTAGCAGCGTCCAGATATCCTGTTGTTCCTGTTAACTTGTAGGCTTTAATCAGCGCTGGAATAGCTCGGCTTGCGTCAACAGCGTAATAAGAGGTGCTTGTTTCCGTGCTTTTGAATCCGCCGCAAGCCTCTTTCGCTGGATCTGTGTTTTGCTGAGTTAAGATAAAGTCTGCAAGCTCCACGATTTTGTTGTATATCTCGGTTTGTTTGGTAGCAAATTGCGAATCTGAATAGGCTTCGTACAAGAAGTCAATGGCAAAAGCTGCTGCTAACGTTGCTTTACCCCATGTAAGGTCTGGACCCGACCCTGGAATAACATAAAGGTAAGGCGCATAATCAATTATGAACTGGTAATAAGCACTAGGAACCTTCAACCTGTCGTTACACTCTCCCCACATACACCCCTTTAATACCTTTCAAAATGCGTTCAAGCTCAGCTCGCAAAACGTTCAGTGGGGGAGCATCGCCTATCACGCTAACGTTCTTGTCCCCTATGCTGAAGCTCAAGCCAACAGCCGAGCCTCCAGTAAGATAACAAATAGCGTATATGGCCGCGAGAACAGTGATGAACTCCTTCTCCGCATCCGTGCAATCGTTGTAGTCGATTTGCTTGCCTGTTTCAAGCTCAAGCGTAACCTCAGCCCGCTTAATCATCTTAGCTATTTTAGAGTCTGAAACCTCAGCTGAGCTGATGTTAATCATTTCGCGAACGTCATCAACGGATACGCTTGCCATTGCTGGCTCTGGCCCCGGTAAAAACGAGAAAAAAGCTAAATTTAAGCTATTTTCACGATAAAAAAGCATAATTTTGAACGGTTTTTTAAGAAGGGTTAAAATAAAAATCATTTTTGGATGGGTAAATTTGCGAGAATTCTTGCAAAAACTTTAAATTCTGCCGACTGTTTCTTGAAGTTAGACTGTGTTCGGATACCCAGCGGATTCGTGAACCTGGCGCCGAGCATGGGATGAAGCCTTACGGGCCAAGAATTCTAAAATGTTCCCTCAAATTAGGGTCCGAATCATGTATTTTTAGGAAGCCCTTTTTGGCAAGCTTGGTTAGAACGTCGGCTTTTGCAACGTGTTTAGAGCTTAATCTTCTGCCGAAGTAAATTCGCGGGCTCTCCCCTTTTAAGGTAACGAATAGTCTGGTGAGATACTTTCTGATTAGTTTGGAGCGACCCACAAAGTCTTCGTCAATCTCAATTGAGTCACCTTTTTCAAAATGGGCTCAACAGCCTCAAATATCAGAGTTGCTGTGAGCTTATACTTCCATTGCGCTTGGTTGCGGTATTTGTGCTCCGCTGCCGGTGAAAGATGGACGCATCTGTAGTCTTTCCGTCTCACAGCCACCATGAATATGGGAGGCTGTCCAGCCTTACCGCTTGAGTTAACACCTATAACTGCCATATAGGCTCTAATTCAAGTAACTTCATTTTAAGCATTATTTGAAAATTAATGAGGGGCCTTGTCCATGAACTGTGAAGTGCCGGTAGCGCACATCGAAATTTAACACGACCACTCCAGCAAGGGCGTCCCAGAGAAAGTCTACTTCTTTATTGTGGTCGGTTAGGTTTGGAAAGTCTACGAGAATTATGAGCCATTTGCCCATAACCGTGACGCTTTCAATTTTGAAACTCAAGGGGAATCCACGTTTTTTAAGTTCTTTTCTAACGGTTTCTTGTATTTCTCCCGCTTTCACTTTCAACTTTTTTCTATTGAAGTTAAATTCTACAAGCATTAGATGTTCAGCTCCAGTAGGTCCCATAGAGTTAGGAATCTCCCGATTTTCTTTTTCGCCGGTAGTCGCTTTATCAGTTCATGATTCAATGGGATGTGGCAATAGATATGGCTGTGTCCTTGTTGCTTAAGCATTCGGGCAAAGGCTTTGTAGGCTTCTACTAATTCTTTGGTGAAGGGCGCTTTAAATTGGAAGAGATGGAAAATTGGATAGATTTCTTTTCCTACATACGGAGAGTCTTCAATAGCTGGGAAACACTCTCCCATGGCTACAGGGTTGTTTTCTTTGTCAAGAATTAAATAGAATTTGGTTCTTGGACGCTTTAGGTGTTGATAGCGCATTGCCTGCCCAACAGAAAATGCCGCGAGCAGAAGGGGATATCTACAAGCCTTTCCGCCACACCTCAAGATTTCTTCCTGAACAGCCTCTGAGGCTTTGATGTATAATTCTACCTCATGTCTATCGTTGAAGTTGATTTCTCGAATTTTGTATCTGGTTTCAGCGTCTTCGTAAGGCATGTCTTTTCACAGCCAGTTTCACATAGTTCTCCATTTCCCGCTTGAAGCGCTGGAAGCCATATTTTTCAGCTTCCTTTCTCAAAACTTTGGAGTCATATCTGCCCCTGTCGAAGTTCTGGACTGCTTTTCTAAGGCTCTTAACATAAGGCGGCTTTATTCTAACTCCAAGCTCTGGGCTGTGTACAGTTTCTCTGAACCCTCCCTCATCCACGCAGATCACTGGTGTTCCGCAAGCCATAGATTCGATGGGGACTAACCCAAAGTCTTCCTTGAACCCTGTCTGTATGGTCGCCTTTGCGTGGGTATATAATTCAGGGAGATCATCCTCCTCTACTGGTCCGAGAACTTCGATGTTTTCATGGTCTTCCGTGAGCTTAACCAGGTCTGGGTTAGGTCGATCTGCGTTTAAGTCGCCGACAATTTTCAGTTTCTCTTTCAAATCCTTGAAGGCTTCTATTTGAAGGGTTATCCTTTTCTGCCAGTGGGTTCGTTGAACCGAGAGGAAATATGATCTAGAGGGATTCTTTGACGTCGGCTTAAAATGGTGCAAATCAACGGGGGGATAAACCACAAAGGAATTAACACCGAAGAATTTCCTGAGCATGCTTTGAGTAAACTTGGAATTAGAGACTATGACATTGGGTTTCTGATACAATTCTTTGAGCTTGTTGTTCACCCACTTTCTGTCTTTTATCAGAACAGTCCTTTTTATGGGCTCAACCAAGCTTGTGATTTCTTGAAACATGAAGGTTGTCGGTCGCCCAGACCTGTGGTTGTAGAAAATGGAAGGCTTGTCTATTATGTCCAAAAGTTTGAGGTCGAGTGGACAGTGGAATATTATGACATCGCTTTCGCTGAGTTCTTTATGATTTCCCAATAGTGTACGCACTGAGAGGGCGAGTTCTATGCTTTCTTTGTCATAGATTTCCATTCTGACCGCCATTACCATTTCTTGATTATTCTAACGAGTCTTCTTTCGGTTTCTGTGCTTATCTCCTCGATTTCTTCCCCTTTGATGTCTTTTAGCATGGTGTAGATTTTGGCTTTCAAGGCTTTACTTATGGCTCGCATAACCCTTTCTCCGCCGCCTTCCATGCTCATCTCAAGCTTAAACTGACAAATCTTCACTCATTCCTTCCCCCTTCAGAGTTTTATACTGCTCAACAACATGATTGCAGAGTTGAACTCTCCTACGCCTCCGGTTACTTTCATCTGGAGCTGATAGCTTTCATAGCCAGCCTCGTTTGACCAGTCGATCCATCCAGAATCCTTGATAGCCCAGCCTGGTCCTGCCACGCTTAGTTCGGTTCCTGCTACAGGCGTACCAGCGTTTTGTCTGTAGATTTGAATGTAAGTTGTTTGTCCAGCTGTGTCGTTTTTGATGTGAGCTATGAACCGCAAGTAGAGTTTTCCGGCATGTTTGAAAAGGGCTGGGTCCAACGTGATGTCTGAGTCTGCTATGGTGACGTAGGATGTGGAGGTTGTTGTGCTTCCTTCGGCTCCGAACTTGGCTGAGAACAATTTCGTGATTTGTTTTTTGATGAAGTCGAACTTACCCGCCAAGATAGTTTACCCCTTCGCCTGCAACGGTTACCTTGATGTGTATTTTGCTTAGGTCGTCGATTACAGCCACAACAGCGTCACCAGGTTCCAGTGTTACGTCTTGACTTGTACTGTCTCCGATCAGAACGTTGCCAGTGTTTTCTGGTTTGGCTTGTATTAGAACGGAGTTTTTCACTGGAGTAGCGTCCGCTAGAGGTTCAGCTGTGCCTGCTGTTGCAACCGTTTTGCTGCCAGCGAGCAGGGTTGAAGGAGGCGTTAGTTTGTCGTGGATTCGTTTTAAGGCTTTGTCGTATTGACCCCATGGAGGCTCTGGCTCAGCCAATCAGGCTCACTCTCCAGCTGTTTGCGGTGGCAGAGGTTGTTGCGTCCGGCTTCTCCACACTGCTTTAACCCAGAAGTCTATGACTGCAATTAGTCCTGTGCTCGTTGCAAACTGTATGAAAGCTGCTGTCCACTGCTCCAGCTGGGCTAAGGCTTGCACTGGCGGAATGTTGAAGGCTATAGATATCAACGTGACAAGCAAAGCTATCACTAGGGTTTCGAGGGCTTTTCTGCCGCTGAAGTCTTCTTTGGGTGTGTGTTTCAGCCAGCCACCGAACAGATAGGCTAGAGCGCCGACGAAGGTCCAAATGAAGACACTTAACATTCGCTTGTTTCACCTCCTCTCCTCGTTTAAACGAGAAGCTTGAGCAACATCCACGGTTAGTTGAGGCTCTTCTTCCCACAGTTCCCATCCGAATTTTATGGCATTTTTGCGGAATTCCTCAACCCTGATGAAGCCCAGCTCTGCTGCCCTAAGCATGTTTTCCATTTTCGGCTCAGGGACCTCGGGCATACCCCAGTTTAAGCGTACTTCTGCCTTTGCGGGTTCGAATCCCGCTTGTCTAAGTATTGGAGCGAAGATGTCGCGTTCAACCTGCCTTTTTACGTAACGTTGGATGGGGCGAATGAGCATATCTTGTAGGTCTAAAGCAGCTTTGCTGGATGCTTCGGTGAAGCCTGGAGTGCTGAATAGGCGTGGGAGAGGAGTTTCCAAGCCGAGGTAGACCTGGTTAACGATGTGGTCTACATAGAAGTCGAAACGGGCTCGAGGGTCGAGCTGCACAGGCTTGACATCGCCTGGTCTGTTCCAGAAGAGCCATGCTCCTTCTGGCGGTCGACCTCTGATGGCTTTCTCAAACTTCTT